AAATCGATTGCCATAGTTGAACACTAAAAACCGGGCAGCTGCGGCTGCCCTTTTCACTTGTGCCTGGGCACAACCATCAATATACTAGGCCGCAGAGTCGCAGGGCCGCAGGGCCGCAGAGATCCGGCGCTCTAACCTGGGTCGCAGGGCGCAGAACAAAGACGCAGGATCCTTGAACCGAGAACCTCGGGCCGCAGAGACCCCACCCTGTATCAAATCAGCCCCCTGATCACCGTCAAATAAAATTAGATCGCGATCCTTGAGGCTCTTTACCAAGATAAAATTTGCCCCACCTCTCACCCAATATGCTGTATTCCAAGCAACTTGATGAGCAGAGATGTTCACTGCATTAAACTTTGTTACCTTCAACTCACACCAGAACGGCAAACCATCCCATATGAAATGCACATCAGGAACACCGCCCCCATGTACGTTTTCAATCCGCGTTGCGAAGCACTTCTTCGGTAGGTTCTGTCTTATTGTGTTCCAGAAGTTCGCCTCTTGACCCTTGCTCATCTGGTGTAATATCCTTGTAGTCTGCATCAATCTGGAATGCTTGCGGATATTGTTTTTGTAGTGCCGCAAGTCTTGCTGTAATCTCATCCCTTGATAGTTGATCAATGGTATTGATTGTCTCTCGTCTGTCGATAGTCAGACCACCCAAAGCTGATCGTATTTTCTCCGCATTTATAGCAGCAGAAAACTGCCCTGCTTCTTCAGCACCAACAGATAAAGTATACAGTCTTTCAAGTTGACCGATGGTTGTCACACCATACCGTCGTTCTCGTTCTTGTCTGAGTTCTTCGATGTATTCTACAACGTGGGGATAGTCTCTCCCGTTCAAGAGTTTTGATGCAGAAACATTTGCCACTTCAACAGAGTAACCTGCAAGTCTGGCACACTCCGCATTGGAATAGATACCTTCGACAATCTTTTGAGCAAATGTCATCTGTCTGTTGGTCAACTGCCGATCATGTTCGGCCTCAATCTTTTTCTTTATAGACCCCATTTCCAGATCCTGTGTTTTCAACAACCATACTGCAACTAATCAAGGGCATCAAATACATTTCTGAAAATATACCGTAATCATTTTAGCCTTTTTGTAATCTACCGTAATCACACCAAGCTATATAAATAAGGCTCCGTTTACGCCGTTTACAAATATTACGCTATTTTTGATTTGAAAAAAAAAAAAAAATAAAATCTCTGGCAATGCGTATATATGCGTAATCAACGTATACACAATTATTTTCTTGACAGTAGTTTTTATCTCAGATACTCTACAACTATTCAACAACTACGAAAGGAAATAAAAGTGAAAGTATTAATTGGTTGTGAAACATCTGGCATAGTGCGAGATGCTTTTTTAGAAAGGGGCCATGATGCGTGGTCCTGTGATATCTTACCTGCGGACACTCCGACCAACCGCCACATTCAAGATGACATTCGAAACGTGATGCGTGATGACTGGGATTTATTGGCTGTGATGCATCCACCTTGCACTCGTTTGTGCAACAGTGGTGTGCGTTGGTTACACAAGGCTCCACCTAAACGAACATTGGAAGACATGTGGCGTGAACTAGACGAGGGTGCTTCATTGTTTTCGGATGTTTGGAACGTGGAGCATATACCGATGGTCGCGGTTGAAAATCCTGTGATGCATAAACATGCCAAGTCTAGGATTAAAAATTACAAACCATTTTCTCAGAGCGTGCAACCTTGGGAGTATGCGGAGACTGATGACAGCGAAGACAATGTAAAGAAGCGCACATGTTTTTGGTTACGTAATCTTCCTAACTTGGTTCGGACTGGGAAGTTGGATGGATCAACGGCACGAGATGAGTGTCACAAGTTACCACCGAGCGCGGACCGTTGGAAGCTGCGTTCAAAGTTTTACAAGGGCATTGCTAATGCAATGGCTATGCAATGGGGAGAACTTTCTTATGCTTAATAATTTAGAGGATCCAGTTCAAACTCCTGCACAAGCATTGAAGAACGCATTGATACTAGCGATCACTGCTAAGACTGATGAGAGGAGCAAGGAGTGTGTTGAGATGGCAAAGGGTTTTGCCCATGCATGTAGTGACGAGACAGTTGATCGTATTAAGAAGGAGATTGAGGAGATGATTTCTCGGTCTCGGTTCAAGGAGTGTGAAGACTGTGCCGGAGTTGGGTGGGTTGAGACGGAGTATGCTCGACCACAAGGCTTTGACAGAGACATTGGATGTTTGGACACTAGACGTGTGGACTGTGAAACTTGTCACGGTAATGGAGAAGTGGAGATTGAGGATGAATGACAAAGAATTAGATCGCTTATGCGAGATAATAGGATCACTTGTGATCGCTCAGTTCGATACTCAAGACGAGTACCGAGAAGTAATTAACATGATATTTCATGAATTTAGAAAGGAGGGCACAGAAAAATGAAAATAGTTGTTGACAACAACTTATCAACATGTCATACACAATATACTTTTAATTAGTAAACAACCATACAAGGAGTAAAAATTATGGCAACTAAGAAAGTACCACAAGAAGCAACACTAGAAATTCAACCATTGAAAAGAGGAAGAATTAAGCTTCGCATGATGGGCACGACCCCATTATATTTTAACAGCATGAGCAGCAAGGCCATGCGTGATCTCTTAATTGGTGGCGGCAAGAAGACAGCCGCGCAACGTAAGGAGATCAAACACAACCCAGAACAGGAGTTCCGAGATTCGGTATACAAGAAGCCGTTTGGAGAAACTCTGTTATGTTTTCCTGCTCCAGGTGTCAAAGGCGCGATGGCGACGGCGGCATTGGAAACGGACGGCATAACCAAGACCAGTGTTCAGCGGTTGATTTTTCTACCACAAACTCACGTTCAGATCTGGGGCACACCGCAACTGAAGATTGACATGGTTCGATCTGCGGATATGAACAAGACCCCAGACATGAGAACCCGTGCGTATCTACCTAGGTGGTGTGCGGAGGTTGACATTGCGTATGTTCAGCCGACGCTCAGTCAGTATTCGATTGTATCGTTGCTGACAAACGCAGGCTCGATTGTTGGAATTGGAGACTTCCGACAAGAGAAAGGGCGTGGTTCGTTTGGTACGTTTGATGTGCTGACAGAAGACAGCATGGGCGACTACCAGAAAGACTGGGATGAACTCATGAAAGAGGGACGCGATGTTCAGCAAGAGGCATTGGATAATCCAGTGTATGCTGACGAGCAGACCAATGAGTTGATGCAGTTCTTGGATGAGGAACGATCACGAAGAGACGTTACTCTCATAGCTGCGGAGTAAAATAAAAAAGGATCGGGGGCCGAGTGCCCCCATCCATTGAGAGATACAGCCGTGACCAACTGGCAGGAGGTGGTTTATTTGTTTTTACACCGATGTTGGCGGTAAGCTGTGAGTGCCTTAACCGCAGCAGTTAGAGGGGGGTTTTTTTTCAATTCTCCACCCCCTGATCTAATATTTTGGTCAAGGTTAGACGGTCTAGGTTGGGTGAGATTTGTTGAGGCGTGTTTTGTTCAGTTACGGCGCGGTGCTTTTTGGTTTGGTTTGGCGGTCGAGTTATGTTCAGGCCTGATGAGTTCAGGTGCGTTGGGTTCCGTTAGGGTTAGGCGGTCTGGGTGAGGTCCGTTGAGATCAGTTATGTTGTGGTCCGTTTAGGTGCGGTAAGTCGGGGCGGGTTGAGGCGGTCAAGTCGGGGTCAGGCGCGTTATGTCTGGGGCGGTCCGTCTGGGTAAGTCAGGGTGCGTTAAGGCGGGGCGCGGTTAAGGTACGGCGGTCATGTTGAGACGAGGAGGGGTATTGTAAGTTATGTTCCGGCGCGTCGCGTCAGGGCGTGGCGAGTTGAGGCGGTCTAGGCACGGCGGGGTAGGGTATGCTCTGGTGCGTCGGGGTTTGTTCAGGCGGTCGAGGTGTGTCAGATTATGTTGTGTTACGGTACGTTCCGGCGCGGTTAGGCGGTCCGGGTCCGGTCCGGTTGGGTAGGGTCGGTTCAGGTCTGTTCCGGTTTGGTATGGCGGTCGTTGTATGGCGCGGTTTGCTGCGTTACGGTCAGTCGGGGTACGGCGGTCAATTAACAGCTAATAGAGGAGAAAAAATATGGCTGGTTTTCCAAAGAAAGAACGTCAAAGAATTATTGACGAATACTTAGCGGCGTCAGGCCGCAATATGTTTATACCACATGAGTTTGTGGATTGGTTGGGTGCACAGCCTGATCATGAGGCTTACGAATGGTTTTATGGTATGGATGATGTAGAAGCTGCGAGACAATATCGAATTGGTTTGGCTCGTCAGATGGCAAGTGGACTAAGGATCGTGATCAAAGAATCACAAGAACAAGAACAACTTCCGATTATAATAAAGACCAGGGAATATCCTGCGTTGATCTCTCCGAGAGAG